TGTAAAGAATAAGATTCCAGATTAGTACCGTAACGTCTATAAACATCAATATAATCTAATATTGTAATTCCACCTATGTCAAGCTTGTACTCACTACCTTTCATAAATCTGCCCGATGCATCAGCTGTACGAGCCCCAGTCCACATTGATATTTGATGTATCGGGGATAAGTACTTGTGTATATTGGTATCTTCACCCCATAGCTTCATTATTCTAGTTATTATATAGGGTAAATCAAACTGATAAGAATTCCAACCAGTTATAACATCGAATGGGTTTGATTTTAGCCATGCCAGAAATCTGGATATCAGGTCTTTTTCGTTGTTACATTTTATATAGGTTACTTCTGGCAATCTTCCGGTATATTCCTTTGCGCCAAATGTGGTGGCATGCCAGGCAGAGGAGTCCCAGATTGTAATTAGAGTAATTGGATCTTTGGCTTCTTGAGAGTCAGTGAAGTTTTCGGCAGAAGTTTCTATATCTATGCTGTATATCTTGAGAGTTGGTATCTCAATCTCTTCATCCGGTATGCCAGAATACCTTTCAGCTAGAAATTGAATTTCTGGTTTTATTAGATTTTCATGTGAATTTGGATACTCTTCTACAAATCTTTTGTATTCATAGAACGTATCAAAGTCTTTCTTCACCATCTCTTGTCCATAGATGGATTTTATATCACCAGAACCGGGCAAGAATACATATGGAGCCCAATCTATAGTAGTATAGAGATTTTGCCCCCTAATTTGTTCCCACAGATGAATTGTAGATTTTTTCTTATTGTAGTACAGATTTTTATACATAATCAAATTATATCAAATCATCCTGGTTATGTAAACTTCGAAGTCGATTGACACATAAATTCGTCAATTTAGATGATGTATCATGGTCACTATTAACTGCGTCTTGCAGTTCTTCAAAATATCTATAGTATTTTGGTATAGATATAGCATGCAAATTAATCAGCGCTTGATGTGGTGTAGATGAATCAGCACTTAGTGTGCCACAATTCATACAATGCCATATTGTACTTATAACTCTTGATATATTTCCGGTATGACAAACTGGGCAAAGAAAATTAGATATTATTTCATCATTTGACATATAACATTACCACATAACACACCATATTTGAGGCATATATTACACTCTTGATTCTTAGTATAGAGGTACATTTCACAGTCAAATTCTATATCAGTATGACATGCCACTTGCTTTTTTTCGCTCGACTCAAATGTATATTTAAATTCAGCCTTGTCATTACTCCATATAGACGATATGAACTCTATTGGATCGCGCTCGAACATCTCACTATGATAAGCTTCAAGCTCTTCACTTATTCCATCTTCTCCCTTTACTTCATATTCTATAGTTAAGTGTAGCTTCATTCTATCACCTATTTCTTTGGTCTTTTTCTAGATTCAAAACTGTCACATATTAATGGCTCATTTAATGGCTCTATCATATCGGTGACTGCACATTTAATATTCAAATCATTACCGAACAAATTTATTCTATTAGCACACTCGTTACACCTACAGCGTTGCGGTTGTTTTTGTTGCATGACATCTCCTTATTGATTTGAGTTTTAACGCTTTCGGGTTAACCGAAATCAACCCAAACTTGTTTATCAGAAATACTCTTGTATAAGAAGTTTTATAAACTTCACATCTGGTATTCCTATAATATAGATATTTATCTTTATACTGTTTATTTGGCTCCAATCCCAACGGTTGCATTATGTCTTCGAGTGTATAAAGAGTTTTATCTTGGCAAACACATTTAAATCTTAGGTCGTATTTCTGTATCATATCAGACCTAATTGTCCATTCTATACCATTCAAATCTACTATATCTGCAGCATATTTATTCTTATGCCTGCCCTTTTTTATCTCATACACCTTAACTATTAGACCTTGAGTTAAAATTCTACTTCTCGGGCCTTTAGTGAATGTAACTACATCACCAACTTTCAATCCTCTCTTTTTAACTGTCCAGGGTTTTGGCCGGGGAAGAATACCCCATTCGATGGCTAGTTTTTTCAGTTTTTGTGGATTACTTCTGTTTTTAATGGCTTCTACGGCCCGCTCGTGAGATGCAAACCGGCTTTCTTGATGGTGATCTGGATGAACAATTTTAATCAGGTCGGTGAATTCCATTCAATACGCTCCTGATAGAATCCATTAAATCTTTGTTTAGATTGATTTGGTTTCTTGATAACATAAAATCTTCGAATGATACAATATCGTATGTGTCAGGCCTAGTTTCAATATAATTACTAGAGGCATATGATATTTTTCTTCTACTCTCTGCTAAGCAAATGCACGTATGATTCTTAAAATCATCCCAGTAAGATTTCCTACCAGAAGCGGGTAAATTGCCGTTTGCCCATACCCACTTCTCAGATTCTAAATAAAACATAAGCTCATTGTACTTGGATTGGGTATCAACTTTGATAGCCAATGTTTTTACTGGGCTTAACATCAATAGGTGTTCCTTATAACTACCCAACCTTTACGATTTATTTGAGCATCAGAATGCTTATGACATTTCCATACAAATACTCTGGTATATGGACGCGTCCACAAATCTACATTACAGCCGCAGGGAAAAAAGGTAGCCCGGCGTTTATCTATACCAATCTCAATTGGCCTGTTGGTTTCTTTGGATTCTCTCCGCGCAAGAGTGAATGCTAAGTCATTCACATCGTTTTTATCAACATCTTTGATAGTGTAATACCAAGCTAATATTTTAAACTTCAAATTACTCAGCTTCATTTATCTCACCTCTTTAGTTTTGCACCGGCTCAAAGCGGTCTGTCTCACACCCTTATACTCTTTGTGAGCCTTGATGGTACCAGTTACCTGATACACTTTACCCTGCTCAAGATACTGAGGACGGCTAGCGCCCCAGATGAACAGGTTCCCATTGTCATCATTAAACTTCTGAAGGTGCATAACCCCATAAGCGGTTTCAAACGAATAGTCCCGCAGGAAATTAAGTTTCAGATTAACCTTGTCCCCAACGGTACCATAGAAGTCTGACACTTTCCTCTCAACCTTAGGCTCGGTGGCCCGCTTGTAAGCAGGAATCATAGAGGCGGCGTAGCCCCAGGTCTTTTTGATTACATATTTTTGCTGAGCAATTGTCCGAAGATTATGCTCATAGTCACTGGTACCAGGAATATTCTTGGCCCACTCAATCACTTCCAGGGCGTATTTTTCATCCTCAGCTGTAGGATGAACTATCTGGTCTTTCTTGATATTGCTGTCATTAAACTGTATCAAAACTTCGGTGGCGGTGGAGGTCATGCCAGTTTCATAAGACTTGGCAGAAGATACCCAACCCCAGCGACGGATAACGGCATTACTCATGGCTACAAAAGCCACCAGGGAAAAGGATTCCCGGTCGTCACGAACTCCACCCCATCCACCTTCACACCATCCACTGATTTCATCAAAGTATTCCCAGGTCTTAATGAACCGCCGAGGGTCGCCGTGTCCAAGAAAATCAGCTACACACTGGCGGCCTACCTGTTGAATTTCTCCACTGGTGTCATGTTGAACTACAAAGGTTTCCTTGCGGATGCGGGTATACCCACAGTGGTCACAAACGCCGGGGCGGGTACGATAATCTTCGGGGATAGTCTCGCCGGGAACTGTTTTGACAATATTGGCGTTAAGGTTTGGGTCATGTTGGAGGACTGCCAGAAGCTTCCATCCATCCATTTTCGGGGATTCGCCCTCGAGGATAATCTCAAGATAGACCACCACACGAGGATATTCAGAATCGTCTAATTTGGAGTGTCCGGTAAGCTCCAGAGACAGGGGATTCACGCCAATCTTGGCGGCCCGCTTGTTCAGTTTAGCTACTTTGGATTTTAATTCTACCCACGTGCTTTCTGGGATAAAACCTTGCCATCTCATCGACTAGCCTCTCCTATATATACAGTATATCATATAGGAGAGGCTAGTAAACAAATTAATTTGAAAAATTTAGGAGGCTAGGGAGTTCCCCGCCGCTGGCCCCCAAGGAGTATACACAAAATCATTTTTTCAAACTCATTCATCAGTATCTATGGACTTTTTCAGATCACTAAATGTCTTAATTAATTGTGATTTGGCTCCTTCCCAGAAAGCGTTTTCCATTATAATTCGTAGTGTTGGTATCATCTCTATAGATGGATAATTTCGCTTGAACCTTTCCAAGTAAGCTTCGAAGTCTACATTGTCTATCATATTAACACCCCCTGGCTCTATCCCGAATCTCAATGAACGGATATTCTCTCAGTATTTGACCGTTCTTGTATACATCAATAAGATGGTCTTTCATACCAAAAATGTAAGATTCGTCTTTTCGAATTGTTTTGAAGTCTCCATTGATATCCTTAACCAATGCCAACTTACCCTTTTTGGATTTTTTACCATGATCTGTAATAGGATCCTTATAAACATCAATCCACTGGTCGTTTATAAGAATGGCAGAAGTTTTCATGGCAAATTTTAGAAAATCGCGATTTAGATTCTGTAATAAAGCACCGCCCATACCAAAAGCAATGTTGTCAGTGGACAGTTTACAGTTGGTCATTTCAACCAGAATATCCTTTATGCTGTCATATTCGACGCCATCACCCTGAATTACTCGAACACAATCGGGTAATACATCATAACCCTTTGCATTTGTTTCATAACCAAAGCTGTTCATTAAAGCCTTGATTACATCTCTTACAATGGTTACTGGATTACCACTGTCAGGTCGAACCACAAGAGTTGCCCCAGAATCAATAATCTTTTTCTTGAGCTTCTTGCCCCATAGTTCATTGATAGCATGCATGATATCATAACTATCAGATACCACCGCCACAAGCTTGCCGGGTTTGGCAAATTGGTTTAGCATGTTCTTGAAGGAATCAATTTCACCTTCTCTACCGCCCCAGGAAGTGATAGTGGAATGTTCAGCGGCTGGAATAGAAAACCCAGCCATTTCCTCACCATAGAACTTCTTGGCATACAAAATACCGGCCATGGTATCGGTGCCCATAAAGTTTACCAAATGAGCACAACCACCAATAGATGCGGTTTCAAAGGAAGATGCTCCACGTGCTCCAAAATCATGCAGCTTAAATTCAATTACACTTTTACCACAGGAAGTCAGGTTCATGTACTCCTGAATCATTTGGCGAATCATCCACGACAAAGTGCATACCGTAGTGGGATACCAAACACCCCGCAAAAGGGCAGTTTCCAGAAAGGATGGCAGCCAGAAGAAATCAGGATGTGTGTTAGTGATTTGTACCAGCACATTGCCGGTTGGAACTATGGTGCCTTCAGGTACGGCCTGGATAAGAACCGGCCAGTATCCCAGGGCCATCAAATCAATAAATCCTTTTTTATTGAACGGCTCCCCGTGGGCGGATAAAAAATCCTCAGCTTCAATAATGTCATCAGCCTTGAGAAATTTATCATACATCATATATTCCTTGAGAAACATCTGCAACCCAAAGAATACAGTTCGGTTGAACCTACCGCCCCTGGATTCAATATATGCCGACACTTGTTTGGTGTCAGGTGGATATTGTAGCCAGTGAGAAATTTTGTAGCTGTCGGTGTTTAAGATCATGTTCATTTTGTTTTCTCCATACATTTACGAATAGCGAGCATCATTTCTTTATTTAAATTATATATTTTATATGGGTAATTTTTGTCAAACGCTTTAAAGTATTCCTCTACCGAAATAATAAAAACATGCGAATAATGATTTTCATAATAGGACATTCTATCATGACATACAATACCGTTATTCAATCTTATACAAAACTCTTCTCCATATTTAAGATAAAAATTATAATTATCCTGTACTAGATCGCCTGGCGAGTGCCTCTTATAACCCAATTCATTCAGTCGTTTCATCATAATTTCATGGTCTTCCATGCTTCTGATGTTGATTATTATATCAAAATCGTAAAAAGTACTCATCACACACTCCATCTTAAAATTGGATCCCAATCATTGCGCGGTAGGGTACACCCTCTAATAAATCTGCCCTTTTTGTTATAGAAAGATATGGTAACAAGAAATGTTCCCGGTTTAAAACTCTTATACTGCTCCCAGATAACTCGTACTATGTGATTCTTTATCAAAGAAGCTCTGAAAAATTGGTTATCCACATAAGATGTATGAATACGTATTTTGTTCACCGTTGCCCCCGCACAAGTGCATCAAGTCTGCTTCTACCACGAGCATATACATCAAAAACAATACGAGAGTCAATCAACTCCTTGAGTTTTTTCATATTGTCGCCCATGATATGTTGTCTTACTTCGGTAGCAGAATAAACTTGCTCTTGATATCTATCTACCACCTGGATAGTAATTTTATCATTGTGTGGGAAGTTTGCAATGTCTATCAAATCACCACAATACAAGTTAATTTGGTGGTAGAATGGAAATGCCACTTCAACCATATCAATCAGAGATTCAAACCAATCTTCATCACTGTCTTGGTCAGCCAATGGCAAAACCATAAGGTCTGGATAGATTGCTTTGATAAAATCTTTACGTTCTTTATAAGAGAATAGATTGCGGAGAGATAGGGGAGCATTAGCGGAGCCAACGAATAATAGAGAATGTCGTAATGCATGATTAAACAACATCTTATCTATGGCTCGTTGGTGTCCTTTATGGATTGGGTTGAACCTTCCTACATACACACCCACATTTATCAGGATTGTATCACCCATTTTGTTCATTATTTTTCATTCTCCTACATTTTGATGATTAATCATATCACATAATATGTACCAGTAAACAGATTATTTTTTGAGTAGCTTGATAACCTCAGAATTTAGATTGGGTGTTTTTTCACATACAGATTTAACCAACTCTAAATCCTGGCCTCGATATGAATTTTTATATCCATTATAAAATACCACTTTGTACCAGTTAGTGGATCCCAGCAACCTATCTATTGAACAATCGATAAATCCAGGTATATCTGGAGCTTGGTTATAAAAGATTGTACCCTCTCTGATTTTTACTATATCTCCAGGTTCAAATTGTATGATTTTACTGGAAACCTTGCTCATTTCATTCTCTTAAATATCTCAATAATTTCAGAATTAAAGTTAGGTGCTGATTGTATTTTAATTGGTTCTGGTTCTGGTTCCGACGCGCCGCGGACTAATGTTAAATCGGACACTCTATACGAGTTTTGATATCCGTTGTCAAACTTCACCCGATACCAAATAGAACCGCTAGTTGGTGGCGATATAACAGTACCAATCAGGCCAGGAGCTTGACGATAGTGTTCTGTTCCGGGTATAATCTTTACTCTATCATTAGGTCTAAACATCATCATAAACAATCTCTATCTTGAATTTATAAACAAATTGTTTTCTGAAAATCAAAATTCTTATTTAGGCAATGTCCGGCATATCCATGTGGATTGCACAAAATTCTAGTGTCAT